ATGTGCCGAAAACCGCCAAAGTTGTCCATATTGGCAAATCGCTCGTGGCACATGGCGCTGGTGCCGTCGCAGCCGGGGTACAGCGTGGCATTGCTGCCCACCGCCAGCCCGGCCGTGCCGCCCAGCAGAGAAAACTTTTGTCCGGCCTCGGTGTCAATGCCACGGCGCTCGGTGCGGCCGCTGAGCTGCCACTCGATAAAACCGCCCGCATAAGTGCCTGCCCCGGCCGCGTTGTGCACGATGGCCGCACCGTCCAGGCTGGTGATGGTGGCGGTTTTGGCATGCAGCACGCGGCTGACCTTGCACTCCGCGTCGTACACGCTATGCGGGCAGCTGCGCTGGTAGGTCAGCTTGAGCCCTGGGCGGCGCATGCTGGCGGACAGGGTTTCACAGCTGAGTTCACAGCGGTCATCCTGGGGCCAGCGCACGCCGGAAATAGAGCCCACCCAGACCACATCGCTGTCGGCCGCCGTACCGCCCAAGCCGTGGTGGGTGTCGCGGATGGTCACAAACACTTCGTCAGAAGGCGGCACGGTGCGCCACGGCACGGCCACGCCCAAATCTGCAGGGGCAATGATTCTGAGCATGTCGGCGCTGGCCTCGCCGGTCATGCGGATACCGTCGTCGCTGATGGCTGCGGGCTGGTAGGTAATGCCCAGCATGGCCACGGCGCGGTCTGCGGTGCAGTAGGCCCAGCGCTGATTGCCGCCCAGCTCGAACAGGTACAGGCGCACGGGTGCGCCGTCTGCAATGCTTTTTTCACGTGCTGCAAAGCTCATGCCACCTCCAGGTCATCACGCACACTGCGCAGGGTGATGGCACAGCGGGCCACGCCGTCTTGGTCAGTCAAATGTTCCAGCTCGATGTCATCACTGGTCTGGCGGCACAGCGCCATGTAGCTGATGCGTGCCACTTGGCCCGGCTGGATGACGCCGGGGAAGTCGGCATCCACCACCAGCTCTTCGATGGGGCCGCTCTCCACGGCCGCTGTGATGCGCCGCATGAGCACACTGCCGTCGGCCAACTCGATGCGGATGTCTTGGCGGCCCAACTGGCCCACCCCAAACCGGGCATAGCCCACACGCTGCACCTTGAGCAATGACCCAGACAGTGGCTCTACCGGCACCAAGTCCTGCGCATGCGTGGGCAGCCAGATGGATTTGGCACGGCCTTGGAGTGCGTAGAGCAAGCTGCGCCAGGCGCTGTGCTCAGCCCGCCCTGCCAAGCACCAGCGGTGTTGCTGCAGCACAAAACCCTTGCCAGCGGTATCGGTGACAGCTGCCTTGCCTGTGGTGTTGTCCAGCAAGAGTGTCAGGCGCTCATAGCTGTGTGACAGGTCGGTGGACTCGTCGGGCCGCTGGGCAAAGACCGGGCGCCCCCGGTACATCGTGGTGGGCAGCGCAGCGGGCCAGTCTGCAGACTCGGTCAGCTCAAAGCTGCAATCGGCCTGCAGCAGTGCATCGGTGCGGCGGGTGGTTTGCGGCATTTCTGTCAGGCGGGCACTGCGCAGCGGGTACAGCCTGGTGCCAGCGGGCCAGGTGGACTGCGTAACCCGCTTGAGCGTGAGGCCGCCTGCGGTCATGTCCAGAATTTCCACGGCCTCGGTGTCAAAGGCTGTCTCGCCGCGCAGCAAGGCCAGGCCACCCACGCGGAAGTCACGGCCCGTGGTGTCGCAGGCAATGGCGCTGCTGCCTGCAGGCAGCGCGGCATCTAGCTGCAGCACATCGACCCACACTGGCAGAGCCCAGACGCGGCGGCCCCAGCCCGCCATGGACAGGTCAAACAAGGCCCGCTCGGCGCCTTCGGCCGTAAAGCTGGCCTGCCAGCCCTTGCGTGGCGCGGCACGCAGGCTGCGGCGTTGCTCGGCCCCCCGGTTGTTGGCCAGGATGTTGGTCAGCCACGAAAGCGTCTCCAGTGGTGGGGATGACCAGTTGGGCGCAAAGCCCCAGGGCACGATGCGGTTGCCGGTGATGCGCAGTGCGGGCGCCTTCGCATCTTCAAACACCCAGCGCACGGTGGCGTCCAGGGTGCTGGGGCCATCGGGCGTGACCGCCACCAGCCAGTCTGTTTCCAGCAGCGCGCCCAGCGTCATGGGCAGCGCGGCTGGGGGCGTGATGTTGATGCCTTCCTCTATGCCCTCCATTGCCAGCAGCTTTTGGGGCTTTAGATAGGCGTTCCACAGGCGTACGGTGGTCGTCTGTGTGCTGGCCACATTGCCCAGTGCCAGATCGGCCGGTGAGATGTGAATGCGGTGGTAAAAGTCTTGGCTGTAGCTCCGTGCCATGAGTCCAGCTAGGGCGCGTGGTGAGGTGCTGACAGGCCAGTGGGTCGCGGGTGGCAGCGTCGGGAGCTGGACGGATGCGCACACGCTGGGTGGCCATGCGGGGTCTTGCCCGCCGTTGTGTGCCGCCAAGTCGGCGGCGACATAAGGGCTGGGGTAGCCGGAGAAAGCGCGAGCGGCGAGATAACCTATTAACGCTGCCATGGCCGGGCTCACTCGCGCAGCGCCCAGCCATAGGTGCCGGTGTGGTTTTGGCCACCGGCAGGCACGCTGGCGTTGCGGCGGTAGAAGGGATACACGCGCCAGTGGTCGGTGCCCAAAGTAATGCGCTGGCCGGGTTCTAGGGCGTGCACTCTTAAATTTCGGGCGTGGGCGGCATCAATCAGGAGCCGCAGTTTGTTGGACTCCACCTGTTCAAGCTCTCGCATGGGCAGCAAAACCGCTGCACCGTCCCATTGGATTGCCTGTCGGTTCAATAAATTGTCCAGCGCGTAACCGCCTGTGGGCCGGTAATTAGGCCATGCCCCGGCTGCGCCAGCTTGCACTGCAGCGACCCGGTATACGGCGTTAGTGTCTGCGTTGTTGGCGGTAAACAGTGAGCTCGAGGCATAGTAGGCCGAATTGTTGTAGCGACCCACGCCGTATAGCCCGACATTGTTTTGCGGCGCGTTACCTGCAATCCACAGCCCGGTGCCGGGAAGTGGGACGGTAGAAAGCCCAAAGCAAAGCCAATAAAAATCGCTGACATTGGTGTTGAGCACGAGGTACACCTCATCGGGGCTCTCATTCACATGAATGTGGTATTGCGCAGGCCAGGTCACGACGCCCCAAAAACTATAGGGCCCAGGCGCGCCACAGCGCGCCATAACCACGCTAGGGTTCAGTAAGGTGGCGCCGCTTTGCCCGGTACCGCCTTCAATGCGTAGCCCAGCCGCTACGTTACCGGAGGCCGCATTCATTGCGGTGGGCCGAACGTAAGCAGCCCCTTTAGACAGAATGCCGTTGCCCCACGCCCAGCCTTCGGCCGTACAGGCTGCCACCAGAGCGTTGAGCAGGTCATCAAATGAAGTTGCAGAACCGGTGTAGTAAGCCATTTATGCGTCCATCCTGATGGCGTAGTAGTTGATGTGGCCGGTGCGCCAGACGTCTTGCATCACCACGTATTGCTCACCGCCGATTTCGAGTGTGTTTTCCACTGCGTTGTTGAACCCACTAATGTGGAAAGCCCCGTCGAATTCCCCATAAAGGCCCGAGGTAGCGTCATTAAGAATGATTGGGGTCAGCGGGTAGGCGCCGTGGGTGTCTCGGATGTTGTAGCTACTCCCGGCGTACTGATCGTTGTTCCAGGGGTAAGCATCCACAGCTTTCCATTGACCGTCATTGAAGCGCAGCCGCAAGCTGTCGTAATTGGCCCCCGTGTTGCGACCGGTAGAGCCGAATGCCCAGCAGGAATGCGATGTCTCAGAGAAGCGCGCGGCAGTTTCAGCGCCTTGCAACATGCCGCCCACGGCGACTGGGTACGGGTATTGGTTGGGGCGCGCATAGGGCAGTATCTTTCCCAGATACAGCGACTCATACACCGGCGTTCCGACCTTCATGGCCAGAATGAGCCGCTGCCCGTTGAGCGTGAGCCAGTAGTCGATGCGGTTGTTGTGCGCAGGTACTCCGCGCATCAAAGCCCCCGGCTGTGCATCAAATGCATTGCTGGGCACGTAGCCAATAAAACCGGCTGCGGTCAGGTTGTAGTAGTCGGCGCCCGCATTTTCATAAGTGCGCAGCCCCACAAAAATCTCTTCGGTGCCGGAAAGGCCTGGTGCCTTCAAGATCAGCTCATGCTTGGTCTGCGTGGTATCAAAGCGCAGCACCGCCCAGCCGTGTGTGGCCGCAAAGGTGGCCACCACTTCCAGCATCTTTTGGTGGGCCAGCTTGCCGCCGCCCGCCTCTACAAATCCAATTTGATGGGGCATGTTTAATTTCCTACGCCCAGCAGCTGGCGGAACTTGGCCGGATTGCGGCTGAGCATGACGGTGAATGCCTCTTGGCCCTGGCGGCTGCCAAAGGCCATGGAGGCGATGCGGTCGGGGTCGTCAATGAGGTTGAGCTGCAGGCGGTTGTCGACCGTGCTGCCGCCCACATTGACGGTGGCGGGCTGAAAATTGGCGCTGGTGGGCACACCGGAGTGCGCACCGGGCACGACCAGGCCGCCGTCCGCGTAGCCTTGCCAGCCTTTAAGGGCGGCCATGCCTACGCGATTGAACTCGGACAAAAAGGCCATGGCGCCGGGCTGGCGCACCACTTCTTGGCGGTGCACAAACTCGCCCGCGTGCACGATGCCCGCTGGCTGGAATTTGCCGCCAGGGCCCGTCCATCCGCCGCTGGAAAACCCCGAGCCCGCCATGTTGGCCAGCCCGGTGGCAATGCCGCTGCCCGCCTGGGAGGCCGCTGCCGCTGCCATGGCTGTGGCGATGGTCTGGGCAGCAACAGTGCCTGCTGCGGTGATGGCGGAGGACATTTCCAGCGCAGCGACCGAGCCGCCGGTGGTAATGCCCGCGCCCAAGGTGGCGGCGCCGGTAGCACTGGCGGCGGTGATGGCCGCGCTGCTGGCAGCACTGCCTGCCGCGTCTGCTGCGGCCTGAGCGCCGCCGCCCACCATGCCCATGAGGCTGCTGGTGGCCTGCATGGCCAGCTGCTGACTGGCCCACTGGGCCATGCCCTTGGCCAAGTCAGCCACAAAGCCGCGCACGGCATCACCCAGTGTGGCGGTGCCGTCAGCCAGTGACTCCAGTGCATTCGCAAAACTGTTGCCCAGCGCATCGCTGAAAGTGTTTTTCAGCTCATTGGCCTGGGTGCGCAGGCCTTGCACGCGCAGCTCCATGTCGGCAAGGCCAGCGGCCATGCTGGGGTCGCCCGTGATGGCGGCCAGCTCTTGCATGCGTGGCAGCAGGGCCGCGATTTGGTCGGCCGTGCGGGTGTTCATCTCCAGGATCTGGCGCTTGGCGTCCAGCTCGCTGGTCATGCCAGCGGTCACGGACAGCTGCAGGGTTTGTTCCTGGCGCGATTGGTTGCCAAACACCAGCTCCACCTGGCGCTGCAGGTCTTGCAGCTGAGCCTTGGCGGTCTCCACGTCGATCAGCTTGTCCAGCTTGACCAGGCCTTCGGTGTTGCCTTCGGTCTGCAGGTCTTGGCGCAGCTTGCGGTAGCGCTCCTGGATGCGGGCAATCTCCGCGTCGACCGTGCGGCCCGTGGCTTGCGCCAAGGCGCTGTCCACGCTGGCCATGCCGCTGGTAATGCGTTCTGCCCGTGCTCGGGCGTCTTGCAGCGTCTTGGCGGCTTCAGTGGCCGCGTCGGTTTGCTGGGCCAGGCTGCGCAGCTGGGCAATGCGCACGGCATCCAGCTTGAGGGCGTGCTGGTTCACAGACAGCCATGCTTCCAGCTTGGCCGTGGCCTGCTCCTGCGTGCTGCCCACATTGGCCTGGGCGTTGGCCAAGCCTTGCTCGGCGGCCGCACGGGCTTGGGTCAGCTGCTGCAGCTGGGTCTGGAAGGCGGTGTCGACAGGGTTGACCTTGGTGGCGGTCTTGGGTGTCAGCTTGTCACGGGCAGCCGCGATTTGGGTGTTGATGGCCTCTTCGGTTTTGCCAAGAAGCTTTCCTTGCTTTTGGATGGTTTCGATTTCATCCTCTAACTGCTTATCCCATTTGCGCAGCGATTTGGCTCGGGCGTCCCAGCTATCGGACGCCGTCATGCGGGCGCTGCTGTCGCTGGCACGCTGGGCCGCAGTGGCCGCTTTGCGCTCTTCAGCGGTGATCAGCTTTTGAATCCGTACCACCTCGGCCAGCGCTTCCTGACGGGCTTGCTTGGTGGTGTCGACCCCTTGAATGCCAAAAAAGCCCGCAATCTTGGAGCTGTTGTTGGCGGCGGTCACCAAGGTGGCGTATTCCTTTTGCGCTTCGGCCAATTGGTCAGCCAGCGGGCTGGCTCTGCCGATGTTTTTCATGGCATTCCACATGCCACCGGCCTGCTCACCCACCCAATTGAAAGCGCGCCCCAGCGCGTTCAGCTGGGACTTGACCTCGGCCACCCGGTCGGTCATGGCCTGCGCATAGGTGCGCTGGGCCAGCGCGGCCGCTTCCTCCTTGCGGCCTTGCTCTTCCAAGGCCTTGATCTGCTCATAGACCGATGCCGTGAGGTAGTTGTACTGTTCATTGAGCTTGCGGCTGGCTTCCACGGGGCTTTTGCCCAGCTCGGCAAACTTGGCCGTCATGTCACCTACAGCAGCTGCGCCCACTTGGGCCATGCCTACCGTAGCCTGCGCAGCCAAAGACAGCTGTGCATTGGCTACACGGCCTGTGGCGGCCAACTCGCGGGTGGCCTCAATGGCCAGGCTGTAAGAGCCCGTGACGCGGCCCACCGCCTGCGATGTGCTGGTGAGCTGGCTGGTGGTGGTGCCTGCGGCATTGCCATTCATGAGGATGGCGGCGGTGAATGCCTCGCTTTCCTTGGCCCCTTGGTACCACGCCGTGCCCAGTGCAGCGACAGCGCCAAGCGCCACCGTGGTGGGGTTGACCAGGGCCAGCGTAGCCTTGCCCACAGCAGTCAATGCGGGGGTGATGCCCCCGTACATGTCCTTGAGCTGGCCACCTTGCTGCAGGGCCACCATGAGCGGGCTTTGGCCGGTGGCCAGGCCCACGCCAATGTCCGTCATCTGCGCAGGCAGCATGCGGTCGGCGTTTTTCTTGAGATTGGC